GCATAAGCCTTTTTGGCCTTGCGTGCCTTATTGAAAAAGCCCAGCGCCGTAGCCTGCTCCGCATCCAAATACCTGTCTATTGCCATGAGCGAAAGCACTTGCTCTTCGCTCATTTCGGTTCGCTGCACAATGTAGGAGGCTATGCGCCTGTCTACCTGCTCCAGTTCCGCAGCGTATTCTCGCATCTGCTGCGCATTGCCGAAAGTTCCGCCGCTTGCAGTATGCAGCATAAATTCAGCGCCTTCTTCTGCAATGCGCTCCTGCCCTGCAAAAAATATCACGTTGGCAATGGAGGCGACATTTATAGCTATTGTCTTTGTATTGCTCAAACCTTCGATAAGGGAGGCAATGCGAAAGCCTTCGTCTACCAATCCGCCGGGGCTGTCTATGTAAATATCATAGCCCTCCGCTTCGCCTGCATTCTTTACCGCAGCTATGAAATCAGCAACGCCATAAAACTCCTGGGCTTCGTAAAAAGTGTCCACGAATGCTTTTTTGAAGCCGATTACGCCTGTTATGTTTATTGTCGCTCTCATATACTGCAAAGAACGAAAAAAGCCCACCAATTAGGCGGGCTATCGTTTGCGTAAGAATGACAATGAATAAAAAAGCCCTCCGTTGGGAGGGCGGGGGCTACGGCTCAATTATTTTGAACTCTCTTTTTTCGGCTCTTAAACCAAAGCCAATAGAGCTGTAAAGCCTTTGAGTAACAAAGCCGTCATAAGTGTAATTTAATACACCGTTTATAATCCTGAACGGCTCTCTTGTGACTATTACAGTGCCGATTTTTACATTCTCCCAGTCCGTGCGCCATTCTTGCGAATTTTTCAGCGCCTCAATTTCCGCTTGCAGGCGGTCTATTTCGGCCTGTGCTTCTTCTGCCTTCACCCATTCGCCATTATCGGATGCGGTTACATCTAGCCACGCATTTATCTCATTGGCCTCGACAATAATATTATACTTCTTCATCTCTTTAAGTTTTGGCGTGTGCAAATATAGCAAACTTTTTGCAAAGCGCAAGGGGGAGGGCATAAAAAAGCCCGAACAAGTTAACACCTTGCCGGGCTTATAAGTGTCGCGCCTACTGTGTAAGCAATCGCCATGGTGCAAATGTAACACATAAACATCAATATGCAACTACTTGCCCATCTTTTTATAGCGGCAGTAGGTGTACTTGCTCACGTTTAATTCCTTCGCCGCCTTGGTCAGCGCCCCACGCTTGGAGGTGTCGCGCTCATTGGCCGCAATGATAGCATGAGCATAAGGAGGCATAAGCCCTGCCCGAACAAGCGTGTTAAGCTCTCCGCTTTCCTGCAGCTGCTTCAATATTTGGTATGGCGTCTTTCCCATGTGCTTAGCTGTTTGCAAGTTCGGCCACCTGTGCGTAACGCTGCTGCCCTTTGTTTATGTCGGTAACAGCTACATAAATACTTTGCTCCCTCGAAATGCGCCCCTGCTCCGCTATTGCCGCCGTAGGGGACGGCCTCATTGGCGCTCCGTCAATGAAGGAGGTGAAGAAGTCAACGCCGTACTTGCGCACTACGGGCGCGGGTATTACTACTTCATTCTTGTGAACTTGCCCCGCTACTTCATCGTCCGAGCCGGCACCTGTATAGCCACCTTTTTGGAAGCCAGCCGCCGCTACTTTGGCCGTGCCTGCTACGTACTGAATGATAGCGCTTGCTGTGTTCACGCCTGCATAAATCGGCCCTAATGGCAAGCCTAGTTCTGCCGCCCGTGTGCGTATGTTCTGCAATTGCTCTTGCAGCTTGATAGTCATGCTTGCAATAGTGGCCGCGCGTTGAACGGCAAGCAAAGCCTTGTACGCCTTGCTTTCTTTCCCGAACGCCTGCAAAGTAAATTCAAGCGCCGCCCGTGTCGCATCCATGCCAGCCTGTGCCAGCGTCTTTTTTGATTCGGCAATAAGCATGTCTCGTTCCAGCTCCCTAGCAAAGCGCTCTTCTTCCTGCCTAGCATTTTCTTCTTTCTGCTCCTGCTCTTCGCGCTCAATTTGCATCAATTCGACGGCAAGCATTTTCTTCATCTCAATTTCCCATGAAACCGCATCGCTATATTCTTCCTCATCCTGCTCCGCGTCCGTGGCTTCTATTTCGTCAATGCTTGCCCTGTATTCCAGTTCAAGCTCCTTCCGCTTGTTATTGAAGTCCTGAATGACTGCTAAGCGCTCATCGCTTGAAGCCTGCAAGTTTATTAGCGCCTGCTTGCGCTCTATTTCAAGTATTTCCTGCCTTAGCCTATATGCCTCCAAAGAGGTTTCTCGCGTGCCTATCAATTCGCCCTCCAGCCTTTTCTTTTTAAGCTCCAAGCGTGCCGTTTCCGCCTCCTTCTGCAAAGAAACGCCCTCCGTCACCACCTCCGTAGTACGCCCTGCATAGTCTTCATCAATAAGTTCCAGCTCTTTGCGTATGTCGGAAAGAGCCTGCAATTCGTCTTGTGTCGCCTGCTTGCGAACGGCTGCCATATCTTGAACGCCGTACTTTGCTTTAAGCTCTAATTCTATTTCTCGCTCCTTCAAAAGCTGTACCTGCCTTAATTGCGCAGCCCTTTCCTTTTCAGCAATGGCCACCTGCTTGTTTGCCTCCTGCCTTTCTTTGAAAGAAAGCGTTTCATCATCGCGCAATTTGCGGTACTGCTCGGCCAGCTTTTGCGCCCTTGCAGCTGCTACCTCTGCATCACGTGCCTGCTCCTGCCAAATATTGCGAAGCTCTGCAAGTCGCATTGCTTCATCGGCTGCTTTTTTGGCCTCCTTTGCAAAGTTGCCCATTGCCGCCGCGCTTTTGTTTATTGCGCTCGGTATGCCGTCTTTGAAAAGGGCTTTCAAGTTCTCCCATGCCTTCTGTGCAGTCTTTACGGGGTCAACTATAAACTCAAATATTGCTTTGCCTAGCTGTGCGTATAGGTTTAGCACAACTTTAAGAACGGCCATAATGCCAGCAAATGCTTTCTCTATAATTACGCGCCCCTCCTTTGTCTGTGTGAAAAAGGCATAAAGCGCAGCGGTAAGAAGCACAACGGCGGCAATGATAGCGCCGATAGGGTTCAAAGCTAGGGTAATATTGAAAGCCTTAAATGTCGTGTTGGCTATTTGCGTAATCTCAATGAACTGCGTAAAGCTCCCTCCGAAAGCCATATTGCCAGCAATCGCCTCCTTTATTGAGCCTGCATAGTTGCCTATATTGTCTTTGAAACTGCCAGCTGCCTTGCTTTGCTCGTTTATCAGCTCATTGTTCGCTTTGATTTGCTCGGTAAGTTCCTTGTACCGATCGGCCTGCTCCTTTATTCCTGTGTTAAGACCGTTGCGCTCCCGCGTCATTTGGTTGGTAATGGCTCGCAGTGCCTCCAAGCTGTTTGCATTGGCTACCATTGCCTTGCGCTCTTGGTTCAGCTCCGTAGTGGTAGCCTTTACTGCCTCCTCCAGCGCGTTCATGCGCTTGGACGCCTCCAAGTTCGTGCCGTTGGATGCCTTGAATGCCTCCCGTACCGCAGCCAATTCCTTGCGCTGCTCGAATAGCGTTTGCGCAAGTTTGGCCGCATTGGCCTCCGCCTGCTTGCTGTCGATTGTTACCTCAACTATAATTTCGTTCTTAGCCATGTTATTGATATGAATAGCCCAAAACAATGAAAGATTTTTCCAGCAAAGACTTTTCAAAAGGCCACCTTTGCTCAAGCTCCAAGCGCTTTGTTTTGATTAGCCAGCAAAAGAATAGGCAAAACTTCATATTCATAAAGTTGCCATGCTCTGACTGCTCCTCAATGAATATCTTTTCATGCGCTATCTTTTTAGCCATTTCAAGCACTTCATCCAAATAATACGAGAAAACATCGTTTTGGTATTCTTCATATTCCTTGCTGAATGCGCTTTGCAGTGTTTCGTTATTGCCCATTTCCCTACTGGTTAAGGTTCAACAATTCAACCTCTACTATACTGCCTCCGTCCCATTCCTTTACTTCCTGCAAAATAAAGTAGCCATGGATGCGAACGCCCCTGTAAACTTCATCAATGTAAACAGGCTTGAAGAAGTCTATGCCTGCAATGTCGCTCCCATTGAGCGCAAAGTAGGCGGTAACTTTCTGCATGTCGCCAAGCATGATGCCAAAAGCATTATGAAACTCATCGATAAGGCTGGTGCCATGCAATGACTGCTCCCCGTCAAACAGGAAGAAACGGGCAATATTGTATGCAGTTATTGCCGTACTGCCTCCCGTGTCCGAAATACTCATAAAGCCGGGGCTGTCGGTCTGGCTTACCATATAGCAAACGCGGGGCTTTACCTTATCTTTTTCAGCCCCGTCAAATAATGGCACGCCCAAGCATTGAACGCGGGAATCGGCAAGCGCTACGTTAAGGCTGGCAGAAAATTGCAGTTTTAGCCAGTTGTAACTTTCCTTTACCGCCGTGTTGTCAATACTCAAAACGCCTTGCCCATAGCCAGGTGGCAGTTCGCTGTCATTGTCATAGCTTAGCAGGTTGTTCTTTGCATAGCCGCCGTAGCTGAACTCAAACTCTATGCCCTCACCGCCTGCCAGCTTGCCGCTCCAAATCTGTGCATCTGTGTATGCACCTGCTATGTCCTCAAACTTTACGAACTCCACTGTTTTCAAAAACGGGTCAGTCTTTGGGATAGCGCCGAACATCTTGCAAACGTCCTTAATAAAGTCGCTCATCTTCATTTCGGGCAATGCTGCGTAGGGCATTATGTTATCAGCGCCCCAAATCAAATCCCTATTGCCGTCTCGCCCATCGCAGAAGCGGAAAGTGAAATCCTGCCAAACTACATTAAGCCCTACATTAACTTTCATTTGGGCATGTATAGTGTATTGCTCCTCATTCCAAGCAGTAAGCAGTGTAAGGCTTGGAAGCGTAACGCTTGCACCTGCACCCGTCACTAGCCCACTCGAATAGGTTGCCAGCGTGCTTATGTATGTAAAGCCGTCAAATGCAGCAATTCTTATATCGAAATCGTAGCTCCCTGCATCTGTTGTTACAGCAATGGAATCAATATAAAGCTCATACACTCGGCCGCCGCAATCCTGCGTAGAATTATATTGGAAACTTGTAGAGCCAGGGGCTGGCGGGATTGTTGTAAACCTAGAATTGAATACAAGTGCAGTTGTAGAAGAAGGCGCGGCAGTTACATAGTTTCCCGGGGCCGCGCCTGCCGTCAAACTCCAGCTTGCACCAAGGTAGCTGAAATACAAATCTTCGTTGTACGGGTCGCCATTATGGGCAAACGCTACCGTCCTAAAAAACGCATCCTGCAATAGCCCGTCCGTGCTGCAAGTCCACCCGGCAAAGTTCACGCAGTCCTGCAAGACCTTCCAAAAGAAAGGGAAAGGGAACATGCGGCCTATATCAATAGTTGTTGCCGTTGTGGCCAGCCCCGAAAAGTTTGCAACCGCCGTTGTGAAGCCGTCCGTGTAAACGTTGATTAGCTCAGTAATAAACCCAGCACGGTCATTGGCAAAAGTCAAATTTGTAAACAGGCAATGCAATGAACTGTCGCCCAAATCGTCAAACAGCGATGCAACGCCCGAAATGAAGGCACAGCTTGCGCGGTCTTGGTCGCCCCTCAATATTGCCAGCCTCCCCCAAACATCGTAAAGCCCTGCCACTTTCAAAAGAGCATCGCCCGGCACATACTGCTTGCGCGTGCGCTCCCCTGCCATGATAGCGCCTATTGCATCGAGGTTGGCGCGTGTCCATGGCACATCGAATGTGTTTGTGAAACTGCTTTGCAGGGTTTCTGGCTTCTCGAAAGAATTTGCCGTCAAGGTGATTGCCACCTTTTCGCCGTCCTTCGTTTCAAGTTTTGACGCGCCTAAATATAGTTCTGTGCGGTTCATGGGCATATTGCAAAAATGCCCCTATTGCTAGGGGCGGGTTTTAGGTTGTCGCTGCTTTTAATGCCCACATTGCAGCCTCTTCATAAGAAGTTTGCGCAAGTGATGCCAAACGAGGGTCTTTGCTTTTCAGTTCTTCACATAGATTGATAAGCTCCGCACTTTTTGATTTGATTTTACTAACCAAATCATCATTGCTAGGATTGAACGTAATACGCACGCGTTGTTCTCCTACTGTTTTGGGGTTCTCTGCCATGTTTTTTTACGAGTTTAACTTGTTAATTTATTTGGCACAGCTTGCCTTCCACTTCAATGTAGCGTTGCTTCATTGGGTTGCCGGCCGTGTTGAGCTTGTGCCAGTAGTCGCCTAGCTTTACAAAGCCGGGGTGCTTGTCTTTACTTGGAGGCATAATTGTTTCATGTATTAGGTATTGCTTCGGGTCGCCACCATCAGCGGCCGCGCCTGTATAGCCGCCTTCTACAAAAATTTTATGCTCAGTTTCGGGATGTGCCGTTTCGGGTGCTTCGGGCTGTGCCGTTTCGGGCTGTGCATCCTCCGTCAATTTCTTTTCTTTCTTTGCCATGACATTAAGAGTTAACAGTTATTGTATATTGCAAAATTACATCAAATTCGAGGGACTGCAAAGGCAAGCGCCTGTTAATTGCGTTGTCGCCCTCCACATCGCAATAAATCCAAAATCCGCCCTTCCAAATCTGAACGCAGGGGCTTTGGGCTATTTCAAGCAAAGCAAGTGCATCCGCAGTTTTTATGTTAACAGCCCTTGCGCTCAATTCATTTTCGGCACGCTTGCCATAACTCCGCTTCAATGACTGCTGTGTGGCAAAATCCGCAGGCGCTACGCTTGTGTAGCCGTCCGTGGTGGCGCTGTGGCTCTCTTCGTTGTCGCCCTCAAAGCACCAAACATCGAAGCCGCCTTTGCTGTTTTTCCATCGAAGTACGTAAGGGTTAATACACACCTCCAATTTTTCGAGTGTAATCGCATCTGTCAAAGCAATGTCAAAAGCATTGACTGCATCTACAACAACCAGCTGAAACTCTATACTGCTTGCGTTTTCTACCTCCGTGTAAAAAGCCGTGCCCGCTCCATCGTCAAACAAAGTGCAAGCTATCACGCCCACAGCATTTGCATTGAATAAATCATACTGCCATGCCCCGCCGTCAAAGCGCTGCCTTATCGCTACCGAGTAGCCCGGGTTGGCAGTCAAATAGTCTAGCACGTCTTGAGTAATGATAGCGAACAATTGCGGGGCGAACACCTCCCCATCAAGCGAGTAAACTTTCGGCTTTGCAAACATTGTAAGGAACTTGCCAGTGAGCGGCACCGTAGGCGCTGGGCAATAGGCGGCCGCGTTTTGGCCATACGTAGTATCTTCGCCAATCTGCACCGCCCCGGCTATCAGCGTGTAAACCTCGCTTTCTACCGTGTAACTGCCAGCCGTGGCGTCCTTCCAACCGATGCGCACGTTCCTATAATTTCCCGCAGCATAGGCTACGGGCGTGGCCTCGTCAATGGTTGCGGGGTCAATATCGAAAAGCCCCTCGCAAATCGGCGCAAGGTCAATGTATAGTGGCGGTGTTGACGGCGCGAATATGGAGCGCAATGGGCTTGTCAATTCCGTTGCCCCTGTGCTGTCGTAAATTACGCTATCGACCGCATCGCGTCCGGAAGAAGGCGAGCGCGTCACTAGGTAGCGGAATGGGTTTGTGGCAAATAGTGCATAGGAGGTGAACGCCCCGCGCACCTTGCTTGCTATTTCTGAAAAGGTCAATGTTGGCATATTGGCTATATATTTATAGCATTTTGTATCTGTACTTCTGTTTTGCTTACATACGCCTCGCTCATCTTTTCGATAAGGGTCGGATAGGCCTTATCAAGCGCGTTGGCTATAATCCTAGTGCGTGCGCTTGGCTCTCTATGCTTTAACGATCCTTTGCGCTCAATCTTTCGCGCTATCCTGCCAGCAAGCAACTGTCGCTCTTTGTCGGTTTCCCATTGCAGGCCGTACTTTTTGTATTTGAGCCACTTGTAAATATCCGCCTCCAGCCCTTGCCTTGCTCCGGGTGGCGTGCCTTGGTCGAGTGCCGTGGTGTAGGGCGTTCCGTACTTCACTAGATTGCCTTCGCTTAGCTGTATGCTTTGCGCCGTGTTTATGAAGTTGGCAAAGTTCCCGCTGGCAGTGGCCTCGATAAAATCGGGGTCGGCCAGTATTTCGTTTGTGAGGCGCGAATTGTAGGCCAAAAGCGCCTGCTGTATTGTTAGGCTCATACGCAATAAACTTTATAGCCCAAATCGAAAGGCGCGTTAAAGCTAACAGCGCACTGCATGTAGCGCGAATTGAATACGGGGTAACTAATTACGTAGTTCATGCTTAGCACCGTGTTCGCCTCCACATTGGTAAACGCTGTGCTCCCTTGCAAGCGTTGCCGGAACTCGTCTGCAAGTGCGAGCAGGTGTTGCTTGGTGGCCTTTATCGAATCGGGGTCAGTGCTTGCAGGGCGAGCAAGGAAATAAACGCTGTCGCCTGGCGTGTCGTAAGTGCGACCCCCTGCAATAGTGCTTGAAAGCGTACCGCTCATGGCAGTAAACCACGCAATGCAATCGCCATCCTTTTTACTTAGCATAGTGTTCAGCTCAGACGCATCCACTATCGGCATTTCCCAAATAGCTAACTCCATTTCGTTGGCTATCTCACTGTATAGTTCTTGTATTGTTGTCATTTTCTTATTGACAAGTGTTTTACCCCTTTTTTGCTAGGAATAATATCGTATATTAGTGGAGGTTTAATTTCCTCAATAAATACAATATTATTTTTTGCGACTATTGGCTTTACAGGTATTACAAAGCCATTGTTTAATTCTCCACAAGCCATAGTTTTATTTTTTTAATGATTCTGTATAGTTATGCTCCGCACGTTGGTAAGTGCTGTCTATTATCAACTTAGTAAACACATCGGCAATGCTCATCTTTAGCACGGCCTCCCACTTGGTAAAATCGCCCCCTGCTAGGTAGTCGACCACGGGGAACGAACCCAAGTAGCTAGGGTATTCAACTTTGAACTTAGAAGCTGGCCAATGAACTGTGCGAGATATTTTGGCTTGGTGGTTTCCAAACTCCTGCAGGCATAAAAAAAAAGAGGGCAAGCCTCCATTGCTGGCATTGTGTCCACAAATGCGGCAAGGTGCAGAAGGTCGTCATCATTCCAGCCGGGGCCGATTACCTCCTCAATCATATACAGCGCAACCACGTCCCGCACAAGCGTAGGGCTTTGCGAGGCTAGGTACTGCTCCAAATAGATATGCGCTCGGTATTGGTGGCCAACCCATGACTTTGGGCGCTTGTATTCGCGGTCGCCAATCTTGAAATGGCGGGGCACGGGCGCTTTCTCCATCTGCCTAATCCAATCGGGCATCCATGCCATTACGGAGTTGGCAACCGCATACAGCTTGCCTATTTCGCCCATACTCATTCGCTCAATACTGGCTTTTTCAGTGCCCAGCAGGATAGCCGCTAAGTCCATAATCTCAATGCGGTCTTGCTCTATCTTGCGCACGCGCTCATAGAACCATAGCTGCGCCTCCCCCGCGTGTGAGGGGCAATAGTGGGGAGTGCCGTTGATTGTTACTTTTATCATATCAGGTCTTTTATTGGTGTATTGAGTATTGCAATATTAAGCAGCTCCTTTGTGCGCTCCAGTTCTTCGGCAATCTGTATGTAATTTGCTTGCGCCTCCGTCAAAAGCCCTAGCCTTTTTCTGTATAGCCGCCTGTAGTGCGAAGACCAGAAACGGCGCGAATTATGTGCAACCGCATTAACAGCACGCGTGTACTGCTCCGCCGTCACCCATTCGCCCCACTGCTTTTCCTCTGCCAAAACCATTTGGCCGTTAATCAGATTGTACATGTCCATCACTTTGGTGTTTTAGCCCTTATGCCTGCTACGCTTTCCGCACGTGTTGAAGGGTTGCGAACAAGCCCTGCAACTGCATAGCGGATTGCATCTATTGCGTGATTAAGGTAGCCTACTGGCTCATTCAGGCTGTTGCCTTGCCTATCTTCAAGCCATTTGTAAGACCTTAACTCTTTATGCAAATTTACGCTATCTTTCTCGGCGTATAAAGAAAAACGCTTTATTGTTTCAATGCCATGCTTTATACTCCCAGCGCCCTTTTCAGCAGGAATAATATTGAATCCCTTGCGCCTCAACTCCTCAATCATTGCAGGCTGTGCGCTATCCGCATAAATTGGCGCTGTGCCTACATGCTTTATTAGCATTGCTAAATCGGGTATTGTCAAGCCCTTTGAATAGATATGCTCTTTCATAAACATATTGCTTCCGCTTATGCCTACCTCTACCAATGCGGTAGGGTCTTGCGAGAAACCAAAGTCAAGACCGAAAGCACGTTGCTTTACTGCCTCCCAGCCTATTTGCCATTTTGGGAATATAAGCCCTTTTATGCCTTCGCCCTCTATGCCTTCGCCGAAAGCCCTCCACCAATCGGAATCATGTCGATATAGCTCTATCTCTTCAATCAGTGCTTTTGGCAAGTGTGGATTGTCTTTGTAGGTGGTAACAATGCGCTCGCAGTCCGCACGCTTTGCAACGTCCGAAAGCCAGTGAGTCCCCCAATCAAAAGACGGGTTATAGTCCATTATTATTTTCCCGCTTGTGCGCACTAGCAGTTGCTGAATGATAGGCCAATCATTTTCATTTGCTTCGTTTATGTAAATCAGGTGCCGCTTTCGCCCCCTTACTTTCTGCTCATCGTCTAGGTTTACAAAGCGTATTTCGTTGCCCTCGAAAGTATAAATCTTGTCTGTGCTGTTCCAGTCGTCCTCACTCCAATAGCCATGCAGTTGCATAATCTCTTTGAAGTCATACAGCACGCTTGCTTTTAGCGCTGGCATAGTCTTTCGGGCAATCTCAATCAATAGCCCTTTCGATTGCAGGCACAGCCGTATGATGAAAAGCAGTGAACTGTATGTCTTGCCGGAACGCGTCCCCCCCTGCAAAAGAAAAATACGCGCATGGCCTATGCGCTTGATAAGGTGTGCTAGGTTGGGGTTGAACTTGTACGGCATTACTCAGGGTCTTCTTTAGCCCAGTCAGGCAGTTGCTTAATCTGTACTTCGTTTATGATGCGCTCGCTATACCCGCGCTTGCGCCCCTTCGTCTTCATGTAGAATATTATTCCTGTCGTGTCGCCCTCCTTTATGCGCTTCATTAATGCGCTTTCTACGAAGTCCACTTGCAGCTCTCCTATGTCATCTACTGCGGCCCTATATGCAGGGTCACTGTCTAGCCATTCGTAGTGTGTTTTTCTTGCAATGCCTACACTTTCGCAAGCATGTGCAACTATGCCCAGCGACTTTTTCAGGGCTTCAAGCATAGCTTTTTTTTGTACATCTTGCTTTTTCATATAGTGTTACATTTCGTTACAATTAGTAAGGGCTGCCGTTTATTTTTATCGGCAGTTCGGGGAACGCCTTGCGCATCCTGTTGATAATGACTTGGCAGTACAGCGGATTAAGCTCTATCATGTAGCAGGTGCGATTCAGTTGTTCCGCCGCAACCATTGTCGTTCCGCTCCCGCCGAAAGGGTCGTACACGTCACCGCCGTGGTTGCGCATGGGCTTGGCCATGCACTCGATAGGCTTTTGGGTGCTGTGGCCTGTTTCGCTTTTTGTGGGCTTGTCAATATCCCAAACGGTGGTCTGCTTTCGGTCGCCAATCCAATCGGCTGTAGCGCCCTTGCGCACGCCCATCCAGCAAGGCTCATATTTTGGGTGGTAGTGGCCTCGGCCTATTGCGAAATGTTGCTTTGCCCAAATAATTAAGTAGCGCAAATCAAAGCCAACGTTTTGGAGGGATTGCTTTACAATGTCAGTAAACCATTGAGCGTGCCATACATACGCAACGCTTGCAGGACTTAATGCCCATGCCTCCGTCCAGTCGGCTCGGTTGTCGTTCAGAACTTTTCCGAAAGCACCTCCATTATTTAATCCAGCCTCATTCCTCCATTCCGCATCATACTCCACACCATAAGGCGGGTCGGTAATCATCAAAAATGGCTTTGCCCCTCCCAGCACTTTATCCACTGCCTCCACCGTGGTGCTGTCACCGCAAACAAGCCTATGCCTTCCTATCTCTATCAAATCGCCTAGCACTACATCAACCTGCATACTTTCGCTAGGCTCTTCTGCCTCGTGCTCTTCTATTTCGGCCTCAACCACCTCCCCAAAATCGGGCAGCTCCAAGCCCCAGTCCTGCAATTCGAGCGCGTCCCAGTTGCCTAAGTCCTCTGACCATTCGCCGAAGCCCACATTGTCTTTGATTATGAATGCGCGAATTTCTTCGGGTGTTGCACTTTCAGGGAACACTTTGCAGGGCAATTCCTTATACCCCAATTCTTTGCACGCCTGCAGGCGCATATTGCCTCCCAGCACTACGTACTTTTTGCCGTGCGGATATACGACAACTTCGCGGGCTTCCAAGAACTGTGGGTGGTCTTGAATGGACTTCAATAAAGCCTTATACCTTGCGTCTTTGATAAGGCGCGGGTTCTTTGGCACTCCAAGCGCTTCAAGCTGCCCCGTATTGCTTTGCAGCTTCGATATGGGTATAGTGATTAGTTCCATCAAAATAGCGGTTTCTCTTGTTGTTCTTCCTGCTCAATCATACGGCGCAAATACTCCTGCGCCTTTTTCAAGTCCTCTAGGCGGTCGCCCTTCTTTCCGGCGCGGGTCACGTACTTTATTACATTCCCCTCACAGAACCCTATGCCGTGGTGCTGGCAGAATGCAATCACATCGAAAGCCCCTGCCTTGTAGTATTCGGGCTTTGTCATAGCTCACCAGTTCCGCCCATGTAATCGGTATCGTCAAAGAAGGCCACCAAGGCGGCGCCAATAGCCAGCACGGCAATGATGCTAATGCAGGTATAAATTATTTCTTCCATCTTATACGCTTTTTACTATCTCAATGAATAAACGCGAATTGTTCAGCATAGTTATCGCAGAAGTGGCGGAGGTGTTACGCGCCCATACTTCGATGTAATCGCCCTCCGCTACCTCGAATTTGTCAAGTATTGCAAGATTTTCAGCACGCCCTGCCCCGTTGCTTGTGATTGCAGGCAATATATGGTCTATCCATGCACTAGCGCTCGCGTCCCATTGGCGTAGGTTTACTATAAGCTGGTTGTTGTTGCCAGCGATAAGGCTAATAGTCCCAAGCACATCAATCGTAGCGCTCACGCTCGAAAGCCATGTGATGCGGTTGCCGCTTACTTGCGCCCAAATTTCGGCGCTTGCCGTCACACTCCCCACAGATAGCTTGAAGTAGTCGGCTGTGTTGGCTATTGCCGTTGCGCTTTCGGTCAATACCTCCCACTTTGCGCCGGGGGTTGTTTCTGGCAAGTTGGTAGAAAGCCACTTGCAGCGAGTGCTTTGAACTGTTATTCCGCTTACATACGTGCCGGGGCCTGCAAAGATGCCACCTACCAACTCGAATTGCTGGTCAAAGGTGAAGTTTGCAGGAATGAACTCGTAGCCTATTGCCCCGCTTGGAACTACTATGTTAGCATTCGATGCGATATGGCTGTTGAATGTAGCGAGAGGGTCAGCGTAAAGCCACTTTGAGCCAGAAGCGCCACCCCTTACGATTGCAGTGCGTGTCGTGAAACCTCCTGCCCATGCGCCGAATAGGCCAAGCCCTTCGCCGTATGAAAAACCGCCTACATTGTTGTAAAGCCCCTGAGCATAATTTGTTAATTTGCCTAAACTTGTACAGCCTAAAAAAATAACGTCATTATATTCTGCCGAATGCGTGCCGTCAGGGTCGGTCAAATCATGCACCTTGCTATTGCTCCCAGTCACCTCTATTTGCATGTTCTTTGGGAAGAAGTCCCCGCCTCCCACGAACATGGTGTAGTTCGGCTCACTGCTGTAAAGTGCAGTCAGCTTTATTGAAAGCCCTTCGATATAAAGCCCATCAGCAGGCACCGTAATAGACTGGCTGCCCATGTCTATGCCTCCGGCCTTGCCAATGTGGTACACTACATCGCTCCTCAATGCGCCTGCAAGCTGGCTGGCCTCCTCTACGTTGATAATGGCACTGGGAATAGAGGCGCGTAGCTTCTCAATGCCTGCATCAAAAAAAAGCCCTTCTTCTGCGGCCGCGTCTACATAGTCTACAATGTTTTCAGCGCCCAGCTTATCGGCTATTGTAGCAAACGGCTGCGTGTATGCAGGGGTATCGGGCGATCCTGGCTTATATATTTGGTACTGTGTGGCGTTCGGCTTCACCTCCACAATGCCCTTGGGGAAGTCCCAAGTGATAGCGCCGTCATCTTGCACCGTGCGCGTCACTCCGTTAACTTTTGTATTTGCTCCCATTGCTTCGTAGTTTCCCACAAAGTTAGCAAAAATTATGCAAGAAAAAAACCCCGCAAAATTTGCGGGGTCTTTGTGTAATCAGTATACCAAAACAATCGAAAAGATGAAAAATCGAACAGAAAATAATGCTGTGGCAAAAAACACAGGCTGGTACGATGCCTAAGCGTTCGCCCTGTGTATATGATGCAAATATAGCTAATGTTTGTGCCGCTTGCAATAGGCTATAAAAATTAAGCCCCTATTGCTAGGGGCGGGTTATTAAAAAGGCAGGTCATCTTCTGCCTCGGTATTCACAACTGGCGCGGGTGCAGGCTTGGTGGCAGGCTTTGGCGCTTCCTGCTTGGGGGCTTCCTCTTTTGCCTCCGCCCATTTGGCAATATGCACGCGGTCGGCCATTACATAGTAGGCGGTTGCAGGCTGGCCATCCTTATTGGTGTATCGCTCATTGCGCTGCGCGCCTGTCACGGCCACGGTGAAGCCCTTGCGTATATGCTTCTCCACAAACTCCGCCTGCTTGCCGATAACCTTCACATTGTGCCAGTCGGTAACGTCTTTGCTTACGCTTACCGCTACCGTGAATTTGGCAACGGTTAAAGGCGTTGCGCCTGCTGTGTGGCTAATTTCGGGGTCTTTGCCAACGTTGCCCATAATCTGAATCGTGTTCATGCCTTAAAACGGTTTTGTGAATTATACGTAATTTTATACTCTTTCCTGTACTCAGGCCGTGAACTCTCGCACTTGCTCCGCGTGGATGCGTCAAGCTCGAAATCTCGCGGCGCGCCTCCATCAAGCACCCGAAAGCGCTTCCCCTGCGGGAAATGCTCACGGGCATAGTTTTCGGCGTCAATGCTTGAATTTGCATACACGCCAATTTCTTGCCCGTCTATGCTAAGTAAGTAGCCTGTCATCTTGGTTTGTGTTTAACTTCAATTGTTCTAACTATTGGGTAGCATACTACACGCTTTTCTATTCCAGTGCTTTTGTCATAACTAAGCCTATATATTCCATCGCCAAGTTTTTCAAAGCCCTCACCATTCCTTTCGATTTCGGCGTGTATGGCCTGTATTTTGCGCTCTAAAGCCAATCTTTTTTTGATTAGCCTGTTTATTGCCTTGAAATTGTTCATCTTGGTTTGCCCTCCCCGCAATGCTTGCACCCGTGGCTTACGAAATCGCCAACCGTAACACTGCGATTGCAGTGGGGGCACTTGGTCACCCTAGACATTTCCTTGCTCATCGAATACAGGAGTAGTATAAGCACCGCCCCTGCGAATACTGCCGCTCCTAGCATTCGGTTATGTAGTTTTGTAGTTTGTGTATAGACCTGAAAGAGCGCTGTATTGGTGTGTTTGCATCAACAAATGCTATATTGCCGACAACTTCAATGATACTGCAATTAAGAAACCATTTCCAACTTGAAAACACAGCCCCAGCGAGCTTTAAGTTTTCTGCAGTGATGGGCAGCGGCTCAATAAGACGTAACTGTGCGTCGCTTTCAAATACATCGTATCCATCCAAAGTAATAGAGCTTGCAGTAAGGCCAATTACTTCCCTTGCTTTGCCTTCGCACATCACAAGGTTGCCAATCATTAGGGTTTTAGGATTCATAATGTAACTAATCTTTGCAGTTCGTGTATGTATTTGAATGGTTTGGATCCCCCAAGAGTAGGGAAAGGCAAATTCCAGCACCTGTCTTGGTAGAAAACTTCTTCCGTGCCTATTTTTAGTTTGAAATTGCTAATTATTTCAGCATCAAACAGCGCTATAAGCGTGCTTTTTGTCGCAGGTATTGGGGCTAATTCATCTATTGCAAAAGCGTGCCTATGCCCGTTTATTTCTACGGTTATAGGCTTATTACTTGCAAATCTTCCTGTTTGCACTTCAAAAACTTTTGCAACCACAAGTGTGTCGCCTTTCGGGGCAAGTACAAAATCCCCTGGCCTCAGATCTTCACTATTCATGCTATTAACATTTTCATTTCCTCCTCCAATCGCAGTGCCGCAACGAGTAATTGCAGCTCATGCACAAACTCGAAATACAAGTCTGTACCCCTTGCTTCCAAGCACCAGCCGGGGCGCATTACAGATTTCTCAATATAAAAATGCTTGCTCCACCCTTCGGGCATTACCTTCTCTGCCCATTCGGGTGTGTAGGGTATGGGCTTGATTACCTCCCTTACAAGTGTTGACCTGTCATCAAGCACAATGCAGTCAGTGTATATTGCAATTACTTGATTTTGCCACGTGTACACCTGTACCCAAGCGCCCTCGAACATCATGCTATTTTTCATTGCCTGCATCGTTTATACAGTCTAACCATCCTAGTTCATAAGAATGCGCCGAACAAGTAGGGTGAGATTTAAGCCTTTCCCTGTGTGCGCTTGAAATCTTCTGCGAAAGAATCAGCTTGTTTGGCTGCTCCCTGTAATGCACAAGCACGGCACTAAAATCAATGCCTATTGCCTCGTAATGCTTGGGTTCAATTTCGGCAAGAGCGCTCAAAGTGTGGTCAATGATGCGCGAAAGGTTGAAAAGCTCTGAAAGCGCTATATTACTTTCTTCTGTGCTGCTCATCTTTTTACTTCCTTTCTCGAATTTGTCAAGAGTAGCGTTTGACGCGCTTTCGAGGTAAGCGGCGTGCATCTTAATAATTGCCTCCGCACGCTCTGCGTTTTCGGCAACGGGCGCAAATAGTTTATTGCCCCTAATAATAGGCGTGTGGTCACGCATCCACATAAGCACGGCCAGCCAGTTGCCTAGGTGGTTCAATTTCTTGGTTGTCATTCTATAGAATTTTGGTGTACTGCAAAGATAGCGCTTTGCTAATTAACTGCAAACTTTTTGCAAAATTATTTGCAGACTACCCGAACATGATTTGCATGTTCTTTTTGATTGTCGCGTTTATCTCTTCAATTGACGCCTGCCTCCATTTTGTATATTCCTCCTCCGCATCTTCGTAGCTTTGCCAGCCGTCAATGTCGAATGAAATTACTGCGGGCTTCATATCAAGAAAAACACGTTTCTTTTTCCAGCCTATGAGCTTTAGCAGTATTTTGCCGCGCCCTTCAACCTTCACAAAGTTGGGAGTTTTCTGACCGCACAGCGCCGCCACCTGCTTCACGCTCATAACAATATTATGCTTTTCCTGTATGGCTTTTGCCATTTCGATAGCCCTTTTAGCTGGTGCATCAAAGTGCGGGTATGCCGTCAAAAACCAAGGTTTGCCGATTTCGCTGTATTTATGCCCATAAAAGGCACAATATACTTTTTCGGGTGTTATTCTCATTTTTTTTGGTTGGTTAAAACTCAAACTGCTTTGCCCACTTCGCAAACTGCTCCAAGTGGGCAATGATAAGGTATTCAAATCCTTGAGCCTCTAATGCCTGCTGCCTTGCCTTCTGTGCATCGCTTTGCACGTCTTTGCCTACTTTGACCTCCAGCGCATACATCTTGCCTTGTATGAACAATTGCAGGTCTTCCACGCCCTTGGTAGCGCCGCCGAAAGTAAAGCCGATGCCCGGCCTGTAAGTGCCCTGCGTGCTTACCTTGTTTGCGGTATAGCCGAAAGTCCTTGCCCACTGCTGTATGCCTTCTTCAAGAAAGTTGCTGTACCGCGTCCAAGTCTTTGCCTTGGGCTTGGGGCGCAAGTGCTCGGCCATGTGGGCGTACTTCGCTTTGTATTCAGCAAGTTGCCACTGCTTGAACATTGCGCGTTCATGCTCGGGGATGACCGCTTTTTTTTTGGGGGGCTTGGCCTTCTGCGTGGCCAGCAGGTCTTTCACCCATTTGTTGTTTTTCATTGTCTTGGTGTCGGTTTGGGTGGTTAAACTGGTTTAATACTGGTTTAGAAAACCCCTTATATATATAGGGGTTTTTAAACTAAACTAGTTTAAACTAAACTGGGTTTCTAAACTGGTTTAATAACTAGTTTCTAAACCGTCAAACAGGGGAACTATATTGATATGTGCGTTCATAACTGTCATTATATATAACGCCATGCTCAATAAGCATTTTAGCCAATTCTTTGGCCTTATTGTCGCCGCATTCGTAGCAGGCTTTAAGCCCGTCAATCATTGCTTTGTAGCCAAGCTTCCTGCCTGCAAAGATATTATACACCTTTTCGCGGTGCATCTCTATAGGCATTTCTCCCTTTTTCGGCCTGCCTCCTTCGTTGGCGTTCAGGTCAACTTTAACATAGCCGTTGGCTTCATCGCTCCATTCAATCTCAAAGCGCTCGAAGTCCTTGTGCCTCGAATAGAGCGGGTACACGGCTGACTTATTTTTGTCTTTTTCGTCCTTCTCTACCTTAATAACCGTTTCGCTCTTGTCTTCAAGTGCCGTGCCCAGCGCCCCGCGCATATTGCCGTGGCTCTTTGTAACGTGTATAACGCAGACAATCAGCGCGTTATATTCAAAAGACAAGCGCATAACATTGCTAATGACCTTGCTTGTTTCTTCATTACTGTTGAAGTCCATAAGCAGGTCGCGGATGCCGTCAATGATACACATGGTTGGCTTATGCAGCTTAAATAGGTATTCAAGCGCATCGAATCTTTGCACTACATCGAAAGCCCGCTCATGCACGCTCACAAAATTTTCGGGGACTTCTGTTTTCCCTGCCACTCGCAAAATGCGCATTACAGTTTCATAATAGTCTTCGTAGCCCTGCTCTGTGTCTATGTGCAATACTTTCTCATTCTCATTCAAAAGGCATTGCACGCCTAGAATTTCACGGCCGCATATTGCAGAAGCGGTAAGGCTCGTAGCTAATACGGTCTTGCGGCTTTTCGCCCCTCCAGTGAATGAAATTACATTGCCCTTAGAGCCTACCAATTCGCCATTTATCCAGCATACCTTTGTATCTTTTTCTGGCCTCCTGTTAATGTCGAATGTGTGCTTTTTTACAAGCTCGTGGAGGCTACCGCCTTGCACGCTGCCTTTAGCTTCCTCTTTGGCTTTTGCAAGGGCTTTTTCAAGCATTGAAATTGCATCGCTCATAAATCCCATTCTTTAGGGTAGCCATGCTCATTCAGCTTTTCTCGCTCCCTAGCTACATTGGCGCACAAATCGCACATATCAAACCCAGCAGGCATAGAGCCGGAAAGCATTTCAATGCACTTGCTTATCTCAACCTCAATAGCAATTTCCTGCATCTTTGACGCCCATACATCATAAGCCCCCAAATCAGGGTATAGCGTTACCTTCCTTTTTCGGAGCGGGTAGAGTTTTTGATATGTAAGATTCTGTATGCCGCCAGTAGCCAGCCAAATAAATTCAGGCATTTGTATATTGCACACAATAGCAGTCTTTTCACTTTCCACAATGCACACGGGCTTTGCCTTATCTGTGTCAATAAGATGAAGGCCATAAAGGCAGCCCGAAAAATTGAAAGGGTCTAGCTTTAACTCGGAGTGAACCCATGTAATCTGTGGCGCCGGCTCTTTGATGCGCTTGCCTGTTTGGGCATTGTAGCCCATAATCTTCCCATTGCGGCACCTTTCGGCCTCATCGAATATCCAAAAAATTGCGCTACCCCCCCATTTTTTTGACGTGCCTACTTTGTACCTCTCAAATGCGGCTATTGCCTGTTGAGTACCGAAAGTAGATGCAACCCATTGGAATAGCGGGTTTATGTGGTAGCCTTTTATTGTCCGCTCCCAAATTTGCAGCGGTATGTAATCGGTGTTTTTTTGCTGTTGCATAGTAGGAGTATGCTTTTCATGTGTTAGTACTTCCTGACCAGGTCGCAGGTGGTAGCCGCATTTTACTTGCCTGTTGCACCTCCCATAAGGAGGGCTAAGCAGTTCCCCCGTTTCATTGTCTATGTAGAGCGTAAACTCGTTTTTCTCTCCGCACGCAGGGCATTGGTGGCGCGTAGCCTTGCCTTCATACTTTTGCAGTGTGAATCTTCCGTAGTTCATTGCTTGCACGTATGAAAAATTCAACATAAGGCTCAGTCTTGCCCTGCCAAACACAGGTGTCGCTGTTGTATATAGCAACCCAAAAGCCGTCTTTCTTGGTAATAATGACATCAGGAGGCATATTGCACGATGCTCTTTCTGTGTCTAAATAATTGGATTTTGCCATAGTAGGAATATGGTTTGTTTATAAATAGAAAAAAGCCCTAGTACAGCGTCCTACGCAAAATGTCCGTCCGACAGATTGCCACTGCAACTAGGGCTTTACCTAATCTTTGTGCGCGGTAGGGCCGCATCACAACTACACTGCAAATATAGCTAATGATTGTTGAAAAGCAAAGGTGTTTTGTAAACTAGCTTAAAAGATTTTTTTACCTCAAACTCTTTATAAATAGGCTCTAGGTAAATTCTTTGTTCCTGCATTTTTTGAAGTCTATGCAGATTTATTCTGTCGGTATCATTTGTAGCTCCCAGCGCCTTGGCATTGCCGCCTGTGACATAATTGTCGTATACTTGCTGTCTGTATCTTTCAAATAGCCAAGGCTTTATGCTCTTTGCCCAATTTGTTGCAATAGCTATTTGGTTTGCCATTGCTTCTTGCGTGTAAGATAGCTCAAAATCAATCAGTTCTCTTTGCTCTCTCGTATTGCTCCAGCCATTTGCATACTCCCATGTATCTCTTACCCGAGTTCCGTTGTTTATGCCATCTTCTATTTCGACGCTTAAAACATATCCATTGGCGTAAATATTGGCATAGTAAGTATATTGCAGTTGGTGGTGTTTTTCGTGCCAAACTTCCAGCCTGCAATTGTACACTTTTTCAATTTGCTGATACCAGTCTGCATCAGCTCCGTTCATTAACGCCTCTATAATCTCTTCCATGTTATTAAAAATAAAAAAGCCCCGCAATTTTGCAAGGGGTCGCACCTACTCAGTGTATAAATACACCTTTCGCCCTTGCCAAATCACGGGGCAAATGTCTTTGTATGTCTTGTAAGTGTGCGACGACCTACACTGCAAATATAGCGAATGCCTCTGAAAAAGCAAAGGGGCGCTAGTGTTTTTTTAGTACAAAACCAAAATGCAAAATATGCATATTGGCCTCCTCTACGCCCTTTACATCTATCTGCAGCACAATCTCGCATGTGTCCGCATTGCTTATAGTTAAGTGGGTCTCCCACTTAGTAAGTCTTGCAATGTAGTTGTTGCCTAATTTAGACAAGTAGGCAGTTTTAAGCCCTTCGACTTCCTGCCAGTTCAAATCTTCTTTCATGGTACTAGTGTTTTTTGGGCACGAAGCCCATTTGAAATAATATAACACTTGCCTGCCGGGTGGTGTACGCAGCTGGCAAAGGCTTTTCGATGCCGCGGTGGGATATGCTCAAAGAACTGAAAGGCGCAAACAATTTGGCTTTATACACCTCCCCGTCTTTGAGCGCTTCGCAGGTGTATAGGTCGTTGTTTTGCGCCCAGCGGAAATCGTTCATGCTGTTTTTCAGCCTTTCGGCCTCCGCGCGCTTCCGTTGCGCCTTGGCTTCGAGCACATCCGCCTCATCAAGCAATCGTACAATGTGCTTAATTTTCTGTTCGTTGGTCATAATAAAGTTAATTGCTTGGTGTTTGCCACTGCATCACACATTGACGCAGTGAATATTTTAGTACCCTGCCCCGTGGCGTGAATTTTTACACCTTTGGTGCTGTATTCGCAGCGGGTGTAGGGCTTTAATCTATCGGGAAGCGAGAAACCGCCTTGGTAGACGGCCTCCTTTTGCCAGTTTGCCGCGTTGCCCCGCCCTATGTGGGTGAGGCAGTAAAGCATTGCGCTGGTCATGGCTGAATGATTTTGAATGTGCAGTTTTCTATGTTGATTTCTTCCAGTTCTTCAATAGTTATATGCTCGTAAAGACTTAAAGAACCTCCACCATCTTGAACTAGCAAGATGGCTACATTGTAGTTTTGCACATAATCCCAATCATTGCGCCACTCTTGCGCATTTTTCAGCGCTTCGATTTCAGCGTTTGCTTCTGAAAGCGCTATATGCGCTGAATGCAACAAATTATCGAGCTTTTCCAGCTCCGCATCTGCTTCTTCTGCCTTCACCCATTCGCCTTGCAGGTCTTGATAACCTGCATCGCTGTAAAATGTGTATCTTGTCATGGCTAACTAGTTAAAAATTGGTGAACATTCTCTAAGCAGAAAGCGCCCAGCAAAGGCTCTTGCTGTTTTTTGTCGCTATACATTACATCGTTGTACTTGTAGCTCCTGCTTTCAAGTATTTTGTAAACATGTATGCTTTCAACATCTGCGTTTACTAATTGTGCAATCTCTTGCGCTTTCTTATATTGCGCTGCTACGCTTGTGCTGAAATACCCAAGCAAAAAGTAGTTGCGCTTTATGGTGGTGTCAAAGAATACTTTCATGGCTACCAATTTGCGTTAATGTATTCAATCATTGCATCAATGCGCTGCTTCATGCCAGCGGCCGCCGTCTTTGCCTTTTCGCTTTCAAAATCGGGGAACTTTACGCCCTCCAATTGCGCAAGCACTAGCTTAAACCTGCCAGCGTCCCCCGCCTCAAGCAATTCGGCGGCCTGCTGCCTAGCTAGTGCGTCCTCTGCTTTGCGCTCTTCTTCTAACTTGTGAAGCCTAGCATTTTCGGCACGCAGGCGCTCGTTTTCGGCGCGTTCCTGCTCCTGCTTTTCTCGCAATGCCTTGGCCTCGGCTTCTGCCTTTTCGGCCTCCTGCCTGCGCAATTCGGTACTTACCTTTGCCCTCTTTTCTAAAACCATTCTGTAGCCCTCGAATTGGTCGTCTGTCATGCGCCCGAGGTCACCCTCTACATGCTCCCCGTAAATGGCAAGCATTGCGTGGCGCTCTTTTGCCAGCGCGTCAATTTTTGACTGCTCATAGGCGCTGGCATAGTCTGCCAATTTGCCTAGCTTGCCTTCAAGCGACTTGCAAAGTGCCTCAAAAGGCTTTTCGATAGAGTTAATTAACTTTTGTGTAGTTAACGGATCCTCCTTGTGCGCTGTGGTAAGTGCCACCAATTCGAGGCGCAATTTTGCAACGGCACTTTTTGCCTGTTTGGCTTTCTGCTGTCCGTCCGCGTCCTGCGCCCTTTGGTAGTCGCTGTCGCCTGCAAGTTCAAATGCCTCTATTTTGGTTTTGAACTCGGCCAGTTTAATCAGATAAGGCGCGTAATTGGTATACACGCCAAGCGCATAGCCTTCATCTACTTTTGCAGGGCGCTCAATTTTGAGGGCTGCAAGCGAATTTGTCAATTTGGCTCTTGCCTCTTCTTGTACTTGAAAATTCAATACTTCAAGCGCTTTTCTAGTTTCTTCTTCCATTGTTTTCAATTGTAATAAGGTGTACTAAATGAATAAGGCGGCACTCAACTGCCAGCGGTAGGGCGCAATCCATGCCGTATTGGCGGAGGATAGCGTCAATTTCTAGGCGAGGGCACATGGCTAATAATTTACACCATTTGGTGCTATCCATGCACTATCCTGTTGTGCAAGCCAATGAGCCTGTTTAAGGCCTTCGGCAAACACCTGCAGATAGCTTTTGCCTTTATTTAGCTTGTTAGACATAGTGTATTTTGCTGCGCTGTGAGCATCATTGAAAACTTTTGAGCGTTTCATTTGGTGTAGTGGTTTGTGTGGCTTGCGCCACGGGGTGGGTTATTGATTTTTCTTGCACCAGTCGAGGCGCTCGGGGGTGAGCAGTGAGGAGGCATATTTGAGCGCCGCCAACGGCCTTTTCTCCGCACACCAGTCGAGGCGCTCGGGGGTGAGCAGTGAGGAGGCATATTTGAGCGCCGCCAACGGCCTTTTCTCCGCACACCAGTCGAGGCGCTCGGGGGTGAGCAGTGAGGAGGCGAATTGTAGCGCCTCCCACGGCCTTTTCTCCGCGCACCAGTCGAGGCGCTCGGGGGTGAGCAGTGAGGAGGCATATTCGAGCGCGTCCCACGGCTCTTTCTCCGCACACCAGTCGAGGCGCTCGGGGGTGATG